GTTGTTTCATAACTTTTAGATCTAAAACCTTTTGAAGTACTTGAATTATAATTCTCACTTTCTGCGCAACAAACAAAAAGCATTATTAAAAATACAATATATTTCATTCTTAAAATTCTCCTTAATTTTTGTATAATATAAGTATAGTATCATATTTATAAACTATATTCTTTACTTGAAGTGATTAGCTGCTGCTTCGTCAAAACTAATATCTTTTTGCAAATACAAAAAAACCAGCAATAAGCTGGCATAAATCTATAATTAATTATAAGAAAAAGATATTAGTTTTTTATTATTCAGCTGTAATGTCTGTCATATCTTTAGGAGCAAGACCGCCAGTTGTTAGATTAGGTAGCAAGCATACCCACGTAGTAGGATATTCAGCATTAGTTCTTCTGATTGTTTTAAGATAACTATTTTCAGACAATGCTATTACAGGCAGATTAACGTATTTGCCGTTCTTATCAATTTCTGGATCCATATTATATAGATAAAGATTTCCAGCTTTTATTTTATCGGGTGTTGCCATTTATAGTTTCCTTAGATTCTTTTCTATTACAGTATCAGCACCATTACTAAACAAACAAAGATAATATGTTTTATTAGCATATCCATGTAAATTTACTTCATAATCTTTTTTTAATATTATTACAGGAATCTCATAATATAAACATAGATCTCCTGCTTTAAACTTGTCTTTTTTCTCCATGAATAGCCTTTATAACTGGAAATCTTAAAGAATAGTCTCCATCTTGATTTTGAGATTCTTCAAAATACTGAACTGTTATTGTTTTACCAATGATATCATCAGGTTTTTTATAAAATATTTTTCTTTGATCTATAGTAAATCCACTTCCTACACTTACAGTATTTCCTCTATGCATTATAGAAACAGCTGTCAGCATATCTTCTTCTACTTCTTTTCCTTCTTTAATATATCTAAAAGGTCCAAAGCTTAAGTCTTTGACTATATACTCATCATCATGAAATGTTTTTACTTTTAAAATATCATTAGATCTTTTACCTTTATAGAAATCGTTTTTTCTTAGCATTAATCCTTCCCATCCTTTTTCTGATGCTTTGACTGTAAGCTTATCTAGCTCTTCAAAAGAAGTTATAGGTGTTTGACTAAGAACTTTTAAATATTTTGAATTAGATGTTTTAAACAAAGATTTAAGTGCTATTGTTCTTTGAGACAAGAGACCAGAATCACTATAACCTTTATAAAAAATACTGGTAGGAATGAAGTCAAATATTTGAAATAAACCGTTTGTTATTGTATGATCTTTACGATTGATTTCTTTCATAATACTTTGAAAGTCTTCGTCACCTTCTTTATTTACAATACACATTTCTCCATCATAAACAACGTTTTTAACACCTAAGCTTTCAATTTCTTTTTCTACCAAGGATAACGTATAAAATTGTTTTCCTGCTCGTGAGTAAGATCTTGCGTTTCCTTTTTCGTCCACCATAATAATGCAACGAACACCATCGAGTTTTCTTGATACATACCAAACATCTTTCTTAAAATCTACTTTCTTTTTTGTTTTATCATCATATTTGTTAGCGAGTGCTACATTAAAAGTAGGTATTAAGTTAGGACACGCTTTGTTAATAAGTTTTACAGAAACTCTAATTTTTAGATTTCTGCCTAATATAAGATATAAAATTTCTTTTAACTGAGGATTGTGATGTAAAAAACCATTTACTTCTTTTATTGCATTATGTCCTGTTAGTATTTTGCAATTTAGAGAATCGAGCAAAGTAAATAAGTCTTCTTGACTGTTAAAATTAGTGCTAGCATTACAAAGATCTTTTCTTTTTTCTAGTTGTTTTTCTGTTACTCCATAGTTCATGAAAGTATTATAAGTATAGTATAAAGTTTTTCGTACTTCACTAGAAGCAAAACGAATAATTTCTACTTTTTCATTTGTAGAAGTTGTCTGCCTCATTTTTTCTAAAAACTGATAGGTTGTAGTATTCATATAGTTTCTACTTTTTTTTAAGCGTTGATAAGGTCTGCCTCTGCTGATATTGCTACAGCTTCTAAGAATTGTTTAGCGTAATAAGAAAGCCTTCCTCCTGAGTCTTCGATTTTTTTATAAACTCTTTCTACTCTTCTGATCGCATCTTTTGGTGAAGATGCCTCAAAAACATAGTTAACTTTTTCCACATCATAGTCTCTTAGTCCGTGGTTTCGAATTGTAATCTTGTATCGTTCTCTTTTCATGTTACCTCTTAAAAAGCATATTTTCTTGCTGCTGCTTGAGCAGCGTCAATTGATTTAAAATTTCCAATGTACGTCCATCCAGACGACCATTTATTAACAGCTTTGTGATATAATTTAACTTGGCTGTTTTCTTGAGTAACCTTAAAGGTTTCGCCATTATAATGGTATAACATAACTATCCTTTGTTTAACTTTTCATTTCAATTAATATATCAGTTTTGTGTTTATCAAACATCAAAGAGCAGTCGGGCATTAAAAGCCAACATCTCTTTAATCCATGTGAAGGTGATGGCTTTGCAGCACAGCCATCTGTAAAAATAATGTATCCATCAAAGTTCTTCTTATTTTTAAGTGCATGCTTAGTCACAGACTGAAAACTTGTACCACCAGAAAGCGACCTTGATAGCTTCAAGCTTTTGCCTTTTTTCCATAGAAAACTTGATTTTTCATCTACTACAGTATCAAACTTATAAACATAGAAGTCTGTTCTTTTGCTTAAAAAGTTAAGTTCTGCATAAAATTTTTCTAATATTGATATTGGCATTGAGCCGCTTTCGTCAACATAAACAGCAATCCTTGGCTTGTATATTTTTTTGGTACCCGGATGTATTGCAGGATATTTTCTGTTTAGTCGTTTAATAGAAGACTGTCTATCATCTCTTCTTGTAAAACCACAAAATCTTCGTAGAATGTCTTCCCATTTTATAGTTTTTGAAACCATTTTATTTAAAGCAATTGCAACTTCTGATGATATCGAACCCCATCCTTTTTGATTTCCTTCATCTACAGCAGATTTAAGAATTTCTCCTAGCTTTTCTTTCATCATCTCCCTATCTTCAGGGCTCATGTCATCCCAGCCTTCATGATCATCAAAACCTAATCCTGGACTTAAAACCAAGCTAGTGTCCATTAATTCTGCATAATTATTGATAGTTTCGTTTTGCATTAGCTTTTCGAAGTAAAACTCTGATGTTTTGTTTTTAGGCAAAGTCTTTATAATATCTGATATCGTATTAAAGAAATCAATGTTTTCTTTACTCATTTGTTCCATGTCTTTTTGTGATAAAGGTGCTAGCTCATGCCCAGGAACTAATCCTCCTTCTGGAAGCTCTTCAAAAGGTATGATCGAATTAATAGCCAAGTCAGTAGCGTAATTCCATATAATATGAGGCAAGCATCTTCTTTCAGTAGTATGCTTAAAAACTAAATGTAAGCACTCGTGTTTAAGTAAACCTTTAACATGCTTTTTTGAAAGAGAAGCAAGAAATCTTCTATTCCACCACATTGTAATTTCACTATCTTTACAAAGAACACCTGCTGTCGGAATTTTTTCTGTTTCTATTTTGCTTAAGCTTCTTAATATTCTACTATAAAAAGGTTCATCCCAAAGCAATGAAACTAAATGACTTTGTAAGTCAAAATTATCCATTTGACTTTGTGTAACATTTATTGATCGATTAATGCCATTAGAAGTTGTTTTGTTTTTCATATTGCCTCCTTGATAATATTATACACAATTATTTTATCAATTTACATGCACATAAAACTACAGCATTGATTTTCTATTTATTTAATAAATCTTTATTTGAGTTAACTACTTCAACCAAGTATTTACCAATAAACTTGTGAAAGTTCTGAATTGTTTTTATATTTTTAGTTTCAGAAATTTTACCCCACATATGTATTAACATTTCTTCAGAAATACTTTTGCCAAGTTTTGAAGCATTTTCTGCTTGAGTTACTGTCCAGTCATATTGCCGACCATGTTCAGCTAATCTTTCAATAAGCAAATTAAGTCTATCATTTGAAAGGCTTTCTATTTTAGATTTAACTTTATTATATCTATTTAAAACATCTTGAGGAGTTACATTTGCTTCATATTTTTCAACGTAATCAGAAAACTCAATAGCAACTGGTGTGCCTATAAACCCAGAAGCAATATTGTATATTAAAGATTTGTTTTCTTTACCCGTTTTTTGTAAATCTAAATCCATAAATTTAATTGATTCATCTAATCGAGTCCAGCTTGCAGGAGTTGGAAACACATTACCGGGTTCAATTGAGCTAGCATCTG